TATAGTAGCATATTTATTGTTTGACATCGTCTTCAGCCATCATATTGACGATTACCTTGGATTCGCTCCCAGGATTGTTCTGTTTTCTTTTATCTAAATTGCGTTGCTTTGCCTTTAGATGATTGTTATAGAGTCTAGCGTCAGCTTGAATATATCTTACACTACCTGACACTTTGTCTACTACCTTAACCTGCATCAATAGCCCTTACGCTTTGGGGGCTTGGGACGCTTCTTGTTCTTTTCAGTTCTTGATCCTCTTAGGGGTAGTGCTCTCATTGTTCATTCTCCATTGGTTCCCACTTGGCACACCAGTAGACTGCTCTAACTGGTGCATCAAACTTGGTGCAGTATAATTCGCCTGGCTTGTAGTATTCACAATTGCCGCAGTTTTCACCTTCAGGAACTTCTGGGTTAGCAGAGTCTTGATAGGCATTGGGCAATGAATCAGCAATAGGTTCACCGTCAGGGTATGTTCTACCTGGCTGTGGATTAGGATCAATGAATGGTAAGTCAGTGTATTCTTCACCCATCCACTCTAGAATATGTTCATCTATCTTGCGTAGGACCACAGGGTCAGTGGCAGTGTTCTTGGCACTTTGTAGTTGTGTAATTTCTTGTTGTGTATCACGGATGTTGAAGCTGCCAGGATAGTCAATGCTGCCATCCCAAGTGGTGCCCATATACTTGCACCATATCTTCCACATCTGTTCTTCTGCCAACTCTAGGTTGTCTGCCTTCTCACTTAGGCGAGCGTTAAGCAATTGAAACTCTGTCTGCATGGCAACACCGCTCATAACCTTTGATTCAGTAGCACGAACTGCACCAGTGTTAGCCATCTTGTCAATTGAGCTTATGGCATGATTGATTGCTTCGTAGATTGATGATACATTGGCGCCAGCAAAGTCTAACACATAGGGCTTCAAGCCTGGGTCCAGATTCTCTGGCATATGAATGATAGCGCCAGCACCAACACCTGCTTGAGTTTCAGGTGTCTTAACAAGACTGGGGTGGCTGTCCATTCTGATGCTTTGCTCTACTTCTGAGGTGGCGTTGTAGATAAACTTTTGTTGGTTGGCAATATCAGCAATATCACTGACGCCAAAGCCACGTATGATGCTTCTGCCATTGTAGGCACACACCGCTGGTATCATACCCAAGCCGTTGACTTCTTCAATGATTTCTGTAATAACATCTTTGTTCACATCCATCACGGTGGTGGTGATTAGTTCAGGTGTCCAAACTTTTACCGTTCTAAGATCCCCAGTGGTTTCTTCTAGATAGCGTAGATATGAAAGACGCATACGTCCACTTGGATCACGAGCATACTGCCAATCTAATACTACCATAGGTGTCAATAGGCTTAGATAAGGGCGAACACCCTGTGCTTGTTCATCTGCTAGAGTCACAGCACCCACGTTAGGCTTGCTCACCATGATCCATGCCATGCCAAACACTGAACTCCATGTGGCAACATCCTTCATGAATGCGTTGAGACTTCTGCCATCAAAGTCTGCATCCTTGAGGAAGTCTTCTAGTTCTAGCATATATTCAATTGAACCAAACTCTCGCTTGGGTTCTTCACGGAACAAGAATGAATTGTAAACTGATATCACTGACTGACAATGATTTTCTAATGGGGTTGTTTTCAGTCTAGCACTATACTCTATATCTGTTTCTAGTTGATAGCGTGTTAGGTGGCTGGCGTCTTGATATTCACTGCCACCAACATATGATTCCAGTAGGTATTCCCATTGTGAAATATAAGTTTCGTAGAGTAGATTGCCCTGTAGTAGGGTTCTAAGTTCTGTTGATAGCGTGTCAATGACATTCATTTAGTTTCATCCTATTTTGTGTCCCCAACGCTGTGGTATCAGCAGTTCAGGATCTATATCTCTTCGCACTGGGAACAAGTAATCAACCATATACCCCAATGCATCATTCATATGATCGTAGCCAGAATCTTTGTCAGGTTGGCTTGAGCCTTCTTTGTAGACCTGTCGTTCAAGTCCTTCTATTGTATATTTACACTTAGGATCCACAAACAGGTGTCTTATACCACTGCTAGAACACAAACGGCTGTTGACAGCATTGATCCTATCACGTACTGGTGTGTGGCTTCTTGGTGCCTTAACCACAAAGCCAGCATTAGTCAATATCATGATGTCAGTCTGTCCACCTGCTGATGTCTTGCGTTGATTGCCTGCAGGATCTGGATAAGCCCAAATGCGAGTTTTAGGGAAGCGTTGTTTAAGTTCATTAACCATCTCTTGAGTGTTGGAACTAAACAGCCTAACTTCATCTATGATATGTAGGGTATCTCCCATCCTGACTGCAACCACAGCACTCATTGGGTCAATGTTAAAGTCCATACCCACATAGACCACATCAGGTGTTGTGCCCTCGTATTTACGCACATTGGCTGCACGATCAAAACCGTAATATATTCTACCTGAGAATGTTTCAAATGTAGCAAGGTATTCTTGGCGGAAGGTTCTTTCATCAAGATCCAGTCTAGCGGCATCAACTTCTTCAGCGGGCACCTGGCCACCTTCTATTGTGGTAAAACTATAACTCTTCCAAGTGGGATTGTCTAGTGTGTTTTGATAGATGTCGTAGGCCCAATTCCCAATGCCCTTAGGAGTGCCAATAAAAAGAGCACGGCCTTGCTTGTCTGATAGTGTGGGCCTGAGTGTTTCATACCAAGCTTCAGGATCAATATCTGCAAACTCATCAAGCACAATAAAGTCAAGCCCAACGCCACGTAGACTATCATAATTGTCAGCGCCTTTAAGGCTGATAGTACTGCCATTGCGAAGCGTAATAGTGAGTTCTGTTTCATTTGTTTTTGTTATCCAGTTTAGGTCTTGCAGTTTGTTCTTTAACTTACGCCAAACAATTTGTCGTGCCATCTTGTAAGTGGGTGCCACATACCACACTTCTTTGTCAGGGTCGCGAGCGTGATAGCAGAGTTCACGTATGCTGAGGTGAGTCTTGCCAAATCTTCTGCCTGCCACTACCACACGAAAGCGAGTGCTGTCACGGGCAACGGTGTCTTGTGCCGCACTAAGCGGCATTACTCATCACTCCACGGCAATGGTTTGCGTTCATCAGTGTTGGTTGGATTGTCTTGAAAGCCCAGCATATTTTTTGACAGCCATATCTGCATGACTGCATTGCCACTCAAGGCATTCTTCAGCATGGCACGTCTAAGACTCATTTTGACATCCTCACGTCCTTTTGCTAGAATATCACTAAAATTATGTTTTAAGGTGGTTTCAGCCACATCAAACCAACGGGCTATCTCGCTGTCATTACAGCCTATTGCCGCCAGTTCGTAGACATCTTGTGGAGCAACCACTCGTTTGCGATTGCCACGTCCCACTTCATAGCCCCACACTTCAACTGCCACTAGTTGTTTGGGTTTGGGTCCAGGCTTTGAAGGATCTCGTGGTTCAGCAGTCTCTAGAGGGATGACTTCTGAGTATTCTTGTTTTTGTATTTGTGGTGGGTGTAGAGTAAAGGCTCCACTATCAACTATGGTGTCCATGCCATTATTTATACACTCTAAATCAAACGTGGTTATTATTGATTTTTTCTAGTGCCTGTTCGCGTCTAGCCTGATTGAGTTCGTCTCTCATTAGTAGCATCTGATGGCGTGTACTTTTAACCAAGTTGACTAATTGCTCATGTTGTTTGACTAAATCATTCAGCATTTCTTGATTATGGTTGTGTGCTATGCACACTTGCCTTAGTGTTCTTTGTTGCCTCAGTAGTTCTACTTTGGTTTCTTGTAATTCCAAATAGGGATCAAAATTAGCGTCAAGCATACATTTACTTATTGCAATCGTTGGTGAATGAATTGAGCATAAGCAGGATCTATTTCACAGCCTATTGAGTCAATTGACATTTCTTTGGCAACCAACATGGTGGTGCCAGTGCCTGCAAATGGATCAAATACCGTGTGTCCAGGTTGTGCTCCCGCAACATTAAGGCAATGACGCACCAGTTCACGGGGAAAGATAGCAGGATGTTTTGTGGTGCCTTTCACAGCGGATGACGCTTGTCCCCATGAACCCGTTGTTTCATAACCAATGTGCCAGCAGGTGGTAGTGGGGCGATGTGTACGGCCTGTGTTGGCAGTATTGGCTTCTGCATACTCAGGACGATAGGGCACTGCAGATTGACTGAGACTGATTGGTGTCTTGCCCTTGTGTGTGAAATGCCAAATCATTTCCCAACCGTTGGGCAAAGCATATTGGCTGTTGATGTTCACGGTGCTACGGCCGTGTATGTGTCCCTTGAACTCAATGCTCTTGGCCCATATGATTTGATTCTGCACACGCCAAGGCACATTGGCTGCAACTAGATAGGGCAGGAATGGTTCCTTCTTAGTAGGTGCTATGTTTAAGAACAGGTGTCCAGTGGGTTTGAGTATACGACAGGCTTCTTGCCATACAGCTTGTTGCCACGCAAGATAGTCTTTGCGTTTGTCTTTGTATTTGTTGTAGCCAATGCCAATGTTGTAGGGTGGGCTTGACACGCAGATGTCTACTGAGTCATCTAGTTGTGTCTTCATCCACTCTAAACAATCCTGTTGATGTAGTGTGTAATTACTTGACATCAAACAGATCTTCCCAAATCTCAAAGGTGGCGTGAACATTTATTTTGCGGCGCTTGCCAGGTTGATGTGGCTTGGGTTGTGGTACTAGGGGCTTGTCCACGTTGGGGATGTCCACCTTGTTCACTTGATTAACCACTTCGCGAATGGTCATAATCATGCCCCAAGCCAGAGTTTTTGTGTTCATGAATCTGTTGCGGATATCCATGCACCGTTCACGTTTCAATTTGTCCTTTTGAAATGTGATGTAAGCTTCGTCAAACTTGCGTTGTTGGTGATGCGTGAGATGTATCTTGTGTTGTTCTATCATAGTTTTGAATGCCATGAACATGGATTCCCACTCATCGTTGTTGATTTCATGTAGAAAGTCATCCCATATCTTGGGCTCGTCTTTGTCAATTTGCTTGCCCGTTTTGGTGATTATGTCGTTTAATACTTGTGTGATGTGTTCACAGAGTATGAGTCCGTCTTGTGTATTTGCCATTTTGTCTCATTTCCTTTTTGCGTTGTTGACTGCGTCTTAGATGATCTATGCGGGGAATACATTCTACATTGCTCACTTGCCACGGTTCATGTATATTGCTTCTAGTGAGGCAGTAGTCGTCTCTGCCTCTGCCTCTACGATTCCACAATGCGCCCCAAACACTTTGAAAGTCTTCAAATGTAAAGTGCCACGGTTCGCCGCGAAAGTCTGCTTGTGCTTTCATTTTGAGCCAAGCCAGATACTGGTTGTGTGGTATTTCACCTTGTACTTTCCAAACGTGTGGGCGGGGTCCTGCTCGTGGCATATGTGTTTTCCTCTATCGTATATTTAGCACGGATTCAAAAAACATAAATATTTCACTTGCCAATATAGCCCACTGCGGGCCCGTTCTTGGGGTATATGTAGGTTCTGCCTGATGTTGCACCACAGAAGTTGGGCGGTGCTCCGTTGCGCCAATTCTGCTTCTGACACGGATCTCTGCTGTCATACCAAGCGGCTAGTATTAGAGGTTCGCCGTAAGTGCCGCATCCTGAGAGGATGACAGCCACGGCTAAGGTGACTAGAGTTTTCATATTACCTCATACCAATCTGGCAAATTACTATTGCGTATTCTATTATAACAGGAATCATAACTTAGATTAACAGCCTTGCTCATTTCACGAATGGTTGAAAACTTACCAAATGGACAGACAAAAACTCTTTTGAATTCTTTTTTACCAATGTCTGATAAGTGTCCATTTCTCTTTATATTTTCATTGATGCAGACCCAACTAACACCAAGTTTGTCTGCCCATTGTTGATATGTTTTACCTTGATATTTTTTCTTCCAAGTGTCATCTGTTTTTTCTACATAGTCAAGATGTTTATGTTTAGAAAACTGGCGACGCACAGCATCAATGGAAATATTATGTATCTTTGCCCATTGTTCTACAGATTTTCCTTTGTAGATAATCTGAGTTGGACGATGAATATATTTCATATAATTATGAGTTTGCGTTTTTGCAACATCAATAATTTTGGCATTGGTGTTTACAGGCAAAGGTGTAGATAAAAAGTCCATTATTTGCCCTCACTCATAATAACCAAATCACGCCAGTTGTTGATGTCCATTCGCATCATATCAACACAGGTATGTATGGTGCGAAATGTTAATCCATTGAATCGTTTATGGTTTGCAATAACGAATTCAATAATCTCATCTTGTTGTTCTTTTGGCAAACCTGATTCAGCCAAGATACGAACACGCCCAACTTGATGTAATAGTTGCATAGCCACGGCAGTCCAAGCTGGATCTAAACCTGCTGGCACATATAAACATCTATCTAATACAGGTTTTACTCGTTGTTGAGTTTTTGCTGTCATATTATGACTATAATTCATTTTCAAGGGCTTGTTGGTAATAAGAATAATACGGCCCTCACATTTAAACTCTAATGGAACATTCTGAGCCATAAGATAATGACTGCGTTTGCCATAATACATATCACCTGAATTAGGGTCCAATGCGGCTTTGAGAATATCGCTCATTTCTACATCGTCAAAACAGATATCTGTGTCGTCAATAACCAAAATCTGATTAGATTGTTTGGCGTGATTATGAATACGAATAAACAATTCAGGGGCACTCAAGGTGCCTTTGAGTAAATGATAGTTGGCACCAATGCTGTCTAAACTCTGGCGCACTACCTCTGTCTTGCCGCCACCAGCAGGACCATTTACAATCAAACCTCTCTTAGAAAGTTTCTTATTGACAAAGTTATCTACAATGGTAGAAATTGATGTGTAATGTTTAGAAATTGCCTGACGGCGTTCTTTGTCAGATAAAGTTGTTGGATCTTTATCTAGGTAATCTACATAGTAAGTCATTTTGCACCTTTCTGTGTGCTGTTAATAAGTTAATAGTATAGCACTGAACAGGGCTGAAGTCAATCAGCCGTTTGCTCAATCGTTGTCAGAATGGATTTGCTCTTGAATCCAAGAACGAATAATGTCCGCTTCCCAGGCACTGCCGCGAATTGAAGCATAGCCCTCATCGTTCCAACGGATATGACAGCCAAATGGGGCACCCTCGTATGATGTCCAAGTGACGCCAACATTGTATGGTTTAACAATGTCCAAGTTGACAAGTTCTCGCATCTCAGCGGCACTTGCAACCGTTTGTGTTGTGTTTGTTCGTTTCATTTCATTTCTCCATTTTGTTTATTTTGAACGCCAGTTTTGATCCATTGATAAAGTTGTTCAGTCTCAATGGGTTTGGATTTTAATAATTGCCCCAATGACACTGGCGTAGTTTGAGGCTGTGTAGTTGTGTTTGTTCGTTTCATTTCATTCTCCATTTATAGTGCATATTCAAGTTCATCACGAGTTGGCTGTCGTGAGTTTGCGTAAAGTGTTCTCCAATACTTGTCTGGATTTGTCATCATCCAATTGCGTCGTGCCGCAATCCACTGCTCATATGTTTTGCCAGGCGGGCGACGATAACTGGTCAATGCGTCTAAATTGACACAATGTTGGAGACTGATGGGCTTGGCACTTACCCACCAACGATTTGGGTCATCACCAAAATTGCGAGCTGTAAACTCCATTAGTTCAATCATGCGCCGTTGTTGTTTTGTCCACATGGCACGACGACGATTTTTGAGATGACACCATCGTTCCAAATTGGGTGTAGTCGCAGTATCAAACTCAAAGCCAATATGCTCATTGCCAACTCGTACTGAATTATATGCGTGAAGCTCTTCAGTGAGCCAAACCAACAATCCGCCCTGGGCTTTGTATTGTGCTTGATTGAATGGGTCAGTTGCGGGACCCAAATTGTGGCACTCCGTCATAATTAGTCCGCTCTCACGAATGCGACTAATGTGCTCAGGATGTGTGTAGTGTCGTACTATCATTTCAAAAGTCCATTTCAAAAAATATGATGTATGCGATGTGCTGTCATCATAGTATTATTATATATGAAAAGTGGCACTCAGTCAAGCGCCACTTTTACCAATTTAGGCCATTACTCGCACTCGTTTAACTGCTTGTGGCAGTGGCAAGTCCGCATAGTTTTCAGCAATATGCTCACGGCATTCATTTAGTTGTTTGCCCGTCAAGTGTCGCAAGTGCAAACGATTTTTTGGATCATCGCCTCTCTCATTACGCATGATCCAACGGCCTGATTTCAGTTGCTTAAATGAGTATTCGTCATTGCCGCCATCAATGTCAGTCCAACATACAATTTCGCTGTCAGTGACTTTGATAACTTGCCCAAATCTCAAATCATTTATATCCATTTCGCGACTGCCAAATCCAATAGCGTCGCCACGCTTAAATTTTACCATTTCAAAACTCCATTTCATATATGAACCAAATTGCACCATGCTTTTTGCAGTTCATAGTGTATTATACAACAAATGGGCTTTTGTGTCAAGCCCATTTGGCACTCCAATTTATTTGCTTTTGACCCAAGCATAAAATGGGTCAGCCATTTGGATTTTGTTGTCAATGTGGTTCACAAACTTTTTAACATATTTGGCATTTACTTTGTCAATGGCTTTGCGTATTTCGTTTTCCAAATCCTGCTCATACCAAATGTGTAAACTATGTTCTCTCTCATCGCGAATACGACGTTTTGTAGTAGTATGGTATGTAATACGAGTTTCAACGGTGCCCCAAAATGCGTCAGCAGTTTTGCCCCAATAATTACCCTCATCACGGCACTTTTGTTTGAATGTGTTCACAATCTCGTCGTTGCTTGAGAAACGACTTTGAGAATGAGTGGGCTTGTGGCGAAATGTATTATTGCTAAAATAAAACGGTAATGTTGGCAGTTCAGTTATTTTCTCGTGTGTAAAACGATCATCATAACTGCCTTTGGTTTGCAAATCAATTTTGATATTTTGCAATTTGAGATTGCTTGCTGTAATTAAATCACACATTTCATATTCCATTTAATATGAACCAAAATGCGTTGTGCTTTTTGCAGTTCATAATGTATTATAGCATTATGTGTGGGTTGTGTCAACTGCGGTTTTGGCAGTGCCAATTTGTGGTGTTTTTGCCACAATATGGCTTTTATGCACCCTCACTGAGATTTGTCCATTATACCACTCATTGCTCTCAAGTACGCCATTGTAAAATTGTTCTTTGGCTTCCCAATATGAACACTCAGCTTTGGAGTAGCACAAACGGATTATTTCTCTCGTGAACTTGCTCACTCCCAATATGGCCATGTCAGTGGTTAGTTGTTCACACGAACCCCAATATGTCCGCCAATCACTATCCACATATGAAACAATTTTTCGTTTTACTCGTTTGCCATTTTTTTGTGTAATAGTTTTTGTTCGTGTTCGTTTGAACTTGGCCAACTTCTTGCCAATGTATCGTTTACCAGTGGTGGTATGTGTTATGATATAAACAAAACCAATCACATCATCAGGAAGAGCTATAACCTCTTTATTATTGTAAATCCACATATCATTTATTCCTTAGTATTAATGATGTCTAAAGACATCAACTCAATCGCTTCCGCGATTTCGTATTTCGCTTCGCTTCGTTCAACGACACATGATATATTATTGTTGTTGAAGTATTCACTGGAGCATCAGATCAACGCCTGTTTAAGGCGTTAAACAATGAGGCATTCGCCATCACATCAGATCCAATTACACAACCCAAATGGGCAAAGGTAGGTTTTGCTATCTCCTTTTTAAGTGCAGTTCATACGCAACAACAAGCAACCATTGGATCAGTCGTCTTGTTGTTTGAAGGCAGTATTTCAGTTGTCGTCCTTCTCACTTTTAAATAGCGTTCTATTTCAACCATTACGATTATGCAAACATTATTACCACAGAGGGGCATTGTTTAGGCATCCCTGTGTTTCAGGGGTAGTGCATAAAAGCCCTAGTGCTACTCTAGGATTGGCTACCGTCACACATCAGAACGGATTCACCAGCGGAATATTTAAACGGCCCGCCAACCTTGTGTAAACATAATTGCCTAGTAAAATAAAATGGAATTTGCCAAACTGCCTAAGTGATTTGCCTGTCGCAAGTATTTAGCATATAATAAACCATCATGATTAAATGTGGCTTGCACTCAAGACGAAACCCACTAAAGAGTGGGTTTCTAACAGAGCGGTTTTTCAATGGCAATAGAAAAACTCTTTAGTGTGACAGCAACCATCTTATGGAGTAAGATAACGGAATTGTCTCTGCTAATATTATTTAGTTGTCTTGATTTAATTCAGGTGTAATTGTGATTGTTTTTCGCTGTTTGTAAACATAAGGTATAGGACCAGTCTTACGCAGCCAATTGGCCCAATGAGCACTGGCATCCTTATTGCTTAAATTCCACTCACCTGTATTGGGATTTTGGTTCATGCCACAGGTCAAACAACGACTCCGCCAATGAGGACGACTGCTTAGATATTTGGTTTTTTCTGTGTGTCGTCCGTGTTCGCAATACTTGCCGCAGTCATCGCACACGCAGGCCTGTATTTTGACTTTGGTTAGTACTGGCTGTATAGTTGGGTTCTTGCCGTCAAACAAATCAAGGAACACCTGTTCGTGTTCTAGTTGATACTGCTCTTCTGTGCTCTTTCGTCCACGCTTGGCAGTTTTGGCATTGCCCGCACCGTTGACTTCTGGTATGGTAAATTCTGCCACTTGGCTGAGTTTGAGTTGGTATTCTTCATCGTTCATACCATATTTAAAATATGAGTCTTAAATCACAATCAAATGTGGTTGGGGACTGGTGTTGGTATTAGTCAATCAACAAATACAAAATATTGTTTTGAGCCCATAAAAAATCGCCGTTGTTGAAGTCAACAACCGCGATATTTTTGACTGATTTATCTAGATGAGTCTTAAATCTTCTGCACGAACTCTACTACCGCTGGCAATACCACTGCACCTACCAACAATAGCAAGATGGCCCACACTCTGGTATCCATCTTCTCCACCTTCATCTCCACACGATCAATATCCTCAGCCATATGAGCCAAGTGATTGCTTTTGATTATTTCAATTTCTTTGGCAAGTTCTTTTAGTGTCATGCTGATCTCGCTAGTATCTTGACACGGAAGTTTCTACGATCCGTAAGTGCATTGGCAGTGGTTATGGTGCAAGTCACGGTATAAGTTTTGCCTTCTTGTCCATTTGAAAGTTCCACGTAGCTACTGGTACCTGACAGGCCCTGTGATACCTTGATTAGGGGATCAGGATCATTAGCACGAGCAGTTATGGCATAACTGGCTGTGCTGATTGAATCCCCAGTGGGCAACCAATTGACCCAATCAAAGGTGTAGATCAGTTGTGCTTCTGTGTCTTTTTCAATGGTTAGCCCTTGTATGGTTTGGGTAAAACCTGATCGTTGTGTAGCCATTATGCTCTCCTAATTGTATGTTTGCGAGTTTCGCTTCTGATTGTGTACTTGCGTGTTTCGCTGGCAATAATATGTATGCGAGTTTCTGAGGGTATTTCATAGACATAGGTGTCTACTTTGATTACCTTGCCCACTACCAATACGCCGCCATTGGCAATCAGCGTGGCAGTGGCATTGCGTTGTCGTGTGCCCGCGGCAGTGAATGAGGCGGTGCTAACCAATGTGGCTGATGTCGTCACCAATTTGGTAATGCTCATTGACATTGTGGCAACCACTGACATTGTGCTGGCAGCGGTGCGAGTGCGAGCGGCAGTGGTAGTTAATGCGGCATTGCCAAAGGCAACCAATACAATTTCTCTACCTCTCTGACCCAATGCTGTTAATGTGGTATTGACAGCTAAGTCTGCCTCACCAGTAATATTAGTTGTGCCTTCAATTGATATTGCGGCTTGAACACTTAATGCGGCTTGAGCACTTGCTGTTATTCTTTCACCTGGTACACTCAATGCGGCAGTGGCAGTAATTGCGCTATCATGACCTCTTGTGCGTGTTGCAGTAATTGCCATTGTGGCAGTGACTGCCATTGCTGTGACTGCACTGGCACTGACTGCGGTGACTACCAACTCACTGAATATGGCTTCAGTGTTTATGGTAGCAAATCTAACTCTAGTATTCACTGCTGACAATGCAGTAGATACACTCAATGAGGCACTGCCTTGACGAGCCAAACTATCTTGTGTGTTGGTGTTCTGTTGGAACACACTGCTAAATGCTGCCTCACCAAATCTATTACGCTGGACGGCAGCAGTTTGTGTGAATTCACTTGTGAATAAAGCGGCAGCAAATATTGTGCCAGTTGGTGATGCATCAACTGCAAATTGGCTGGTTAATGAACTAGCGCCAGGTCTTATTCTTGTGACTTCTAGACTCAATGTGCTTGTGCTGGTGATACCTGCTGTTAAGCCACGTGTTCTAGAACTAGCGGCTGCGAATGTTGCCGCAGTCTGTAAAATTATCTCACCGTTCTTGGTAGCCAATGCTGTGACAACAGGCGTAAATGCACTTGTCAATGATAGTGTGGCTTCAGCAGTTTTTATTACAGAGGTTGATTGTGCGAACTCACTGCTGTTATTAGAAACTACACTTGTGGTTTTTACCGCAGTGGTTGATTGTGTAAACTCACTGGCAATAGTTGAACTGCCAGTTCTAAATCTATCAAATGTCAATGCTTGACTGAACTCACTGCTTTGTGCTGAGGCAGCGTCTCTTGTTCTTGCGTTGACAGCACTGATACTAAATGCCGCTGACTGACTAGATGCAAAGCCAGTGGTCTTGCTGATAGCAGTGGTTAGTGAGGCATTGTTAAATGCAGTCAACACAATTTCATTCAACTTGCCAATCACTGCTGTCAATGTTGACTGACTTGCCATTGCACTGGCAAATGTTTTGGTGCCTGTTAGGCTAGCAGTAAGACTAGCAGTGGAACTGAGTGAGGCACTTGGGTCAACAAAGAATGCAGTATCATCTGCAAAGTCAGTGTTGAAGTGCAATAGTAAATCTACGTCTGTACTAGAATTATTCCATGCCTGTGTGGGCACTGAGAATGATGTTAAACTAGGCGCAGTAATTAATTGATCCGTTATGAATATTTCATCAAACTGCGCGGCATACTGCACTGGCGCTGGCGATGTTGCACCGCCAATCTTTAGAGGTGCAGTGACACCACCTAACCAAGTAGTAGTAGTGGCTTTTCTTGTGCCGCCAACATACAAACTAGCATTTGAACTATCAATGCTGAGACGTATGTGTGTCCAAGTGTTTAGTGGTAGTATGGAAGTTTCAGTGATAGACAAATTACTTGTGCTGACACCACTGACGTTTTGTATTTCTAGGTAGTTGGTTGACCCTGTACCAAAACTAATGTATCTAGTGGCAGATTGCGTAAATGCAAATTTACTGCCTGTTGAACTATCTGCGTTGTAATACCAAAAGTCCAGAGTCTTAAATGTGCCAATATCACTATTATCACCACGACTATAACTTAGGCTACCAGGTATTATTTGTGGATCAATGTCAGCATAGGTCCAAGTGATGCTGTCAGTTGATGTCTTGACATAACCATCATATGTGTTAGAATAGGCAATGTATTTGCTAGTTTGGTATTGAACTTCTGATTCAATGTCAATGTCAACTAGCGTTGGAGCCGTGTCAACTGCTGTGGTTTTATATAATCCATTGTTAGTGGCAATAAACCAAACGCCATTGGCATATGATATGTCAACAACAATCTGATTGAATGAATAACTGCCAGTGGTAGAGGCATTCTTCCAATAGATATAACCATAATTGGGATTAGAACCATCATTATAATCTTCATCAACGTCTACTACATGAGCTAGATAATCATTTGCACCATCCCATGAACTCTTCTGAGCAAACAAATGTCCAGTATTGGCACTTAGAATACTGAAACCAGCGGCAGCAGTTCCAGTAAAGCGAGTTCCACGTGAATAAACCGCATTGAAATTGTCATAAAAAGTTGTGGTGATATAGGCAGTAGACCCAACTAGTTTGATATCAGCAATCCCACTACCGCCATTTAGGTTCGCATCACTAATTAAACCGCTGATATCAAATCTTGCCCATGAACCAGTTAGTGATGATGAACGATATGAAATCAGTGTGCGAGTAGTGCCAATAACAGCCGTACCAAACGCATAATAATTGCTGTTAATATAATAAACTTCACGTGGTCCTGTTAATCCACTACCTACCCAAACAGAACTGGTTAAGGTTGTATTAGTCCATGTGGTGCCGTTTGATGATGATTTGTATCTATTATTATTAGAATCCCAAGCAACAAAATTGCCATTGGCATAGGTTATGTCATAAAATCCACCATAACCACTTAGATCGTTTGTGGCACGAGTCCAGTCAGTGCCATTTGAACTGGTCCATGTAAAGCCATTGCTAAATGCCTTGAACGCTGAACCTGTCCATACAATATTACTTGTTGGATATTCATCAGCACTAGGTATTGTCCACTTGAGACTGCCAGCACCCCACTTCTTGATTGAAGTATCAATTGTGGCTGTGACATAACCACTACCACCAACTTCAGTCACGGTGGTTGTTCGTATGTTGACTCTAGAGTTGGAAGATAAAGTAGAAACTACACTAAATGCCGCGCCAGCACTACGGGTACCCGTTAGACTACCACTTAGTGCAAATTCACTTGCTAGGCTTGCAGCCGCACCACGAGTGATAGTTGATGTTGCTGACAATGAGGCATTGCTGAATGCAACTAAATCAGCACCATGAATATGACTGATAGTTGCTGAAAGACTTGCATTAACATTTAGTGTTATATTTGCCTGCAATGTGCGATTCAGTGATGCAGTCAATGATACACTAACTGCCTGACTAGAACTAAAACTGCGAATCCTATCATTTGATACTGACACTGACAATTGTGCTGCCATTGATACAGAGGCATCTGCTGACTTAGAGACATTGGCAGTTTGTGTGAATGCACTAGTCAATTCCGCACTTGGCGAAACTATTCTATTTGCATTTGCACTAACGCTAAACTCACTTGGCGGAGTACTAGATATACCTCTCAGTCTAATTGCACTAATAGTTGAGGTAAATGCTGATGTTAAAGTAGCAACACCATTGGTTGAGGTAAATGCTGATGCCGCCAATGAAAAAGCCGCTTCCAGGCTTGATGCTGAATCGCGGCTTCTAACCACCGTAGTGGTGAATGAGAATGCGGCTGATTCATCTGCGTTAACCTGCACAATTCTACTGATGTCAATGGCAGCACTGAATACTGCACTGACACTAATATTGCTATCACGTAGTCTAGAAACTTGTGCTGACAATGCGGCATCACTAAATGCAAATAAGTCTACACCTTCAATGTGTGTAATTGCAGCGGTTTGTGTAAATGTGGCTGACATTGATATGCTGAAACCACGGATTACATTTGCATTGGCAGTTTGTGTAAATGCCGTTGATAATGAACTATCACCACTTCTTGTTCTAGAGATAGCAACCGTTTGTGTAAATGCTGAGCTCCAAGAACCTGTGGCAAATACATCAACCCCTGCTGGTGTTAGTTCAGCAGTTAATGTAAATGAGCTACCTGAATAGGTAAAGTAGTCATCAGGTAGATAACCATCAACAAAGTAAGGAGACAAATCAACACTGGCTTCTCTAACACGAGTTAGATATCCTGCTTCAATGTAGCCTTCTTCAAAGTAGAGTTGATCCATTTACAATCCTTATAGCGTGGTTTTTGTCAATGTTGAAAAACCAGGACTTCCATATGTTAATGATGCTGTGGTAGAACCATTGTAATTACCAATAGTTCCACCATCAATGGTAGGAGTAATTGCAGTAATTGTCATTTCGTTTATGCTGGTAAGTGTAGCTGAAACGGAACTATAAACAAAGTTTCCATAAGTTCCAGTCTTTGTTCCATCAGTAGGCAGTTTCATAATATAGCCTCCAACATCTCCAGTGACATAACCAAGTCCAAACACATACATAATGTCGTTGATAATTCTAACTTTAAATCCATCCATGAAGTTGTTTATGTATACGGTCCTAGTCCATTGCAATGTACCACTGCTGTTAACTTTGAAAATATAGCCAGTATTAGACAACGTACCATAGTAATAGACATTGTTTGAGGAATCAATTTCAACGCAATCAGGTTGTAAGTTAATGGCAACAGATAATTGGTATTCCCAGGCCCTTGCCTGTGAACTATCCATCTTCCAAATTTTTGCCTGTGCTCCTGTTCCGCCACCATATACAGATCCATCTGAACCTACTGCTACCCTACCAAATCTATTTTTAGTTGGGGCTGCACTCCAAGTTAATTCTTTGGTCCATTGATGTGTTAATGAATTATTGTATTTTACCAAATAGTAATTGGTTTGATCTACAATACGAACATAGATGTTATTTGAACTATCTTTTGCAAAGGCATTAGGGCCTGCACTATTATTATTATAACTACCACTGGTAATGCCCCATCTTGTAAAACTAAAATTTCCACTATCATCAACTTTAAAAATAAAGTTCATGTAGTTTGCACTTCCATCTCTTTGCAATCCGCCAAAAAATGCTGAATGAGATGAATCAACAGCGGCTGTGTAATTACTCGCTGGAGAAAATGCATTAAATGTACTATGATTTCTTTGTGTCTTATAATTTTCAGCACCAGAGGCATTAGACAATTCATACAATAAAAATTTAACGCCATTATCGCCTTGCCCAAATACTACTGCTTCTCCGTTGTTTTTTAACGCGGCTGTTGTGAAACTACTGCTGGGTTGTTTTTGCCAAGTAATTGTTCCAGTGTTGGTAATTTTTGCCAAATTGCTATTGGAAAATTTTATTAAAAATCTACCTTCAGCATCTATGTTTATGTCTTCTACATTGTTGAAGCCAATACTGGTGCTGTATAGAATGAAATAACTTTCAGCAGCCACGGCAGCAGCCGCGCTGATAGTGGTTAGTTTGAATGCTCCAATAGGCATTATGCAAATCCTTTGCCCAATGAGGCATAGTAGTTGGTGCCATCATAATAAACTGATAGTATGTCAATGCAACCTGCTGTGCCTGTCAGTGTCTTGATGCCACCTGCAAATTTCATGGTTGAAGTGATTGTGGTATAGGCAGTGCCACCGTTAATAATTAATGTGACTGATTGTCCTGACACTGGTGATGTAAATCCGTTGATAGTTAATGCTGAGTTAAGTGTAATCTTTTGCACACTGCCATTGGTTGCATTTGGTGCAATGCTACCACCTGTTGTGCCTAAATCATAAATGACTTCACGAGGTTCTTTGAATGATAACCTAGTAAATGAAGCGGCGTCTGGTGTGGTAGCACCAATTTCACCTGGGCTTGCGGCAGCAAAACTACTTGGTGTAGTCCAGGCCAATTGTCCGCCGCTATTTGATGCTGTTAGCACCTGCCCACTTGTGGGAGTGCTAGTGGGATAGTTAGTGGCACCTAGAATAATTTGACCAGTGGTTGGTGTCAACATTATATTGCCAGTGCCAGCAGGTGTAAGTTGAATATTGCCATTGCTGACTGAAACAATTGATTGTCCATTGACGTCTAGACTGCCACCTAGTTGTGGTGTGGTGTCTTGAACTAGATCAGTAATGCCGCCTGCAGAGCCATTGCTGGCAGCAGTGATACGACCCTGTGCATCCACGGTGATGTTGGCTGCTGTGTATGAGCCTGCTGTGACTGCTGTGTTGTCTAGATTCAGTGTCACGGTCTTAGTAGTCATTGCTGACGATAGGCCAGTGCCACCTGAAACGGTAAGTGTGTCGTTGAGGTCAATAGCCTGACTGGTGCCGCTATCGCCAGCAACGGTTATAGTTGCATTTTGTAAGTTGGTAAAGTTTGCATCACCTTCAACGAAAGTGAGTGCTGAGCCTTTACCTGCTCTAGTGACGATTGTTGGCTTAGTCATAGTATTATCCTTTTATTATTAAAATGGGCACAAGGGCTTGTGGCCCAAGTGCCCAGATATTACCTAAGATTAAGCTAGGCTGATTGTCAAATTGCCGCTAGATATCTGAAAGGTATCTCCTGCATCTATCTGCTTTGCAGTTGTGACTGCTCCGTAGAACAAAACGGCGCCTGAACCTTCTGTGTCGCCGTCCATGACTGCCACGTGAGTCACGCTGCCAAAACCTGCGCCAGTGGCAGCTGGGAATGTCACGGTAGCGTTGGTAGCAGAACTACCATTAACTGCGGCTGCAAATGTGACTGCTTGACGAGCATAGGCAGTGCCTGATGTTGATACTTCATCAGTCAATGTGCCTGCTTCCAAGTTGGTTAGGGCATTACCGCTGGTGTTGTTGAACAATGCGATATAACGTGCTGGTTGTGTGAACGCTGTGGCTGTTAGCACGTGGTCCAATAGTTTGTTTTCTAAATAATTACTTGCTGCTGACATAATAGTCTCCTTGTTGATATGTTGTCATAGCAGACAACATATGGTTGTCTGTTGTGAAATCTCTCTCACTTTGTATTTAGTTTTGATCCTGCTAAAGGGTTTGTAATCACTAAAAATGTTCAAAAAAAGACAAAAAAAGTTTTATGGCTTGATGGTGTAGATGTTCCAACCAAGAGTTAGGTTAACTGGTATTCCTGGCTGTGCTGGTGCATAGTATTTGTATCTCAACTTGAAAGTATAGGTTTTGCCTCGTTCTAGATTGAAACTTAGATTCATAAAGAAATCATCCCAAGCTCTGGCGCCTTCATCACCTGATGATTCAACACCCAAGTCTGTTGGACTACCAACTTCAAAGATATAAACTTGAAAGTTCATTAAATCATAGCCTGTTGATGTATCAATATAACGAATACCTTGACATCCTGAGCTATTCACATCAATTAACACCTGTGCAACATATTTGGCAGTATAAGGAGCAACAAAGTTGAATTGTCCTACATCACCTGTTGTTGCATGGTTTGCCAACATGGGCTTGGTGAATATCTGTGTGCCCGCAGTGGCGCTGATCATGTAGCCTTTGCTGGCATCACCTTCTAGATCCTTGTCACTTAAATTGTTGTTATTGTCCTTAGGTAGAATACCTGTTTTCTTTTCACGTATCTTGCGGATCAATCCATCTGTTGAATACACGTTCTCATCGTATTCTAGAGCAGTGATTGAGATAGCCAATCCTTCTGTGTCTTCTTCTTCCACCTTGGTTATGCGAAACTTCTTGGCAGTATAGCCGTAGACTGAATTGGTGACATCAATGATATCTCCTGCCTTAAGTCCAATCTTGGAGTAGTCAGTTCTAAATTGGATGACCTTGTCTATGCGACTCTGCTTGAGTTCAACTGAAGCAAGATATTGAGCAGTGACTGGATTGTTGATGCAGTCCAATTTGATGTTGAGCCTGTTGTCCAACTCATATGGGAAGCGATCCCCTGCAGGTATTTCCAAATCAATGTAGTCAGTTTGATCTCTTAGATCCTTGTGTGGATATTCAATGGTGGCTGAATTGTAAAGTTCATTGACGCCAGTGCCTGATATGTTGATACCACCTATGATGTTTGAATCATTGAAACTGGCTGTGCTAGCGCCAGCACGATTGATAACCACGCTCCAACGTCCTTCTGCAATGTCATATGTCATCCAAGCACCTGCTGATGTGCAAAGTGTATTGATGTTCTGCATCACACTCTTGTCTGTGGATATTACTCCGTTAATTTCAAATAGTGTACCTATTGTGCTCATGGCTTATCCTTAATTCTTAGTCAATCGTTGACTTCTATATACTATTACACTAGTTGGTGTTGTCAGTTTATAAATCAATTGAAAGTTTGTGGTAGCAGCCGCTGTGACTTTCATTGAACCAACCACTGCATTGATTTCTGCTTTCTCACCAGTGAATGTGTATGTCTTTGTGCCGTTGTTCCAAGCCATGCCTGTGGGGCTTGTGGTGTAGTTGACAGCAGTTGTTCCTAGGCTGTAGAACTTATAGACCCATGTCTGTGTGGTTGCATTAACATCAGTGATAGAATCTATCATGTAGACTCTATTGGTAGCAGTCCAACCATCAGTTCGTCCTGGGAAGGGCCAATAGGGCACACTAATAGTAGTTTGGTAGTAGAAGGTATTGGTATAAAGTTTGTAGATTTTTATGTCAAAATCACCGCCACCTTCTTCAGTCAACAACAGATGTCTACCATCATAACTTAATTGCGGTAGATGTTCATTACTGGTTTTGTAATAGGTTATGGTATCAACATTGCTCCATGAGGTGCCTGTTCGCTTCCAATATCTTGCTGACACATTGCCAGCAGAGCCTACGGTGTCAAAATATTCAACAATGCTTGTGGCATCGCTGTTGAAAGTGCTTAGACTTCTTCTTACGGGTGTGCCATCTGTAAATGATTTTTGTAGTCCCCAACTAGAGCCATTCCAGAAGTAGACATAACATTTTTGACTGCCTGCAACATCAGAGGTGCCCATAACGCTGAGATAAAGTCCATTTGCACTTAGTCTAACACTATAACCAAAGAGTTCATCAATTCTTGATGATGGATTCACTATGCTGGTTTCTGCCCATGAACTGCCTGTCCAACGCCAAACGATAACACCACCTGAATTGGTAAATGTTGATGGAGAATAAAAAGGAGCACCTGCGGCAATTACCAATCCATCTTCACTGGTACTGACACTTGTACCAATTTGACTTGTGGTGCCCAGTGTGGTTGTGGTTAAGCCAGTGGTTGCACTCCATGTGCTACCAGATTTATCATATACCGTGACAAGTCCTTTGTTGCTGGCATTGCCTGGTGAAGCAATGGCAATTCTAGATCCGTTGGCAGAGATAGCATTGGGTCCCATGACATCTCCTACACTACCTCCAAACTCAGTATCTTCAGTCCATCCTAGTCCTGAGGCAGAATAAATCTTAACACTTCCTCTTGAACTAGATCCGCCAAAGAACGGATTTCTTGTTGTCATCCTATTTTCATTCTTGTTTACCTGCATGAATCTAGCATTGCTGCCTGAGAATGTGGTGCCCGTTTGAAATGATAGATTAACTGCACTTTGATCGCTGGCAATGGTGGTTAGATTACTGCCAGTGTCTGTGTAGACATCTAGGCTATAACTGCCAATACCTGAGTAGGCACTATCAGTAATAGTTGGTGCAAATATTGATTCAAGAGCACCAGTGGTAAATGTATCATCAGCAACTGAACTTAGGTAAGTGTAGTTCACACTGGTTAGTCTTTGTGTGGCAGAATCAGTTTCATTGAATTCATTTATTGCCGTATAGGCTAAGTCAAAATCGTAGTCTTGATTAGCCACTGATGTCAATGTCAAACCCTGTAGCCTACTGCTCACTTGACTTGGTGTTCCCACAATGGTTGTGACTTTGGTAGAATTATTGAATGTAAATGTTCCGCCACTGCCTGTTGAAGTAATAGTTGAAATTGGCAGTGTGCGACTTGGAGTGATAGTCACGGTCCAAGTGGCACTGGCATTGCCATCAGTGTATGCGGGAACGCCTGTAATTGTCTGCGTGGTGCCACTGGTATAATTGAATGTAGAAGGTGTGCCAAATGGTTCAACTCTGGGTCTTGCATATAAAGTTGATACTGCACTCAATGTTTTAGTAATGCCAAGGAATCGTCTAGCAGAAACAGCCACATTGAAGTTAGACAACATTCTAATGTCGTAGTAATATCTTTCATCATAGACAATGTAAGTGTAGGTTTTGAAACCAAGACTGCTGTCAAAATAATTTATATCAACGTTCACATACCAACCAAACTTGCTGGCATAGCCTGCGGGCACATTCCAAGTGGGCTTTTTTATAACATCCCATTGTGCTTTGGTTTTAACTCCTGTGATGGTGTATATGTTTCCTGATTGTGCAATAGTCACACCAGTTGGGGTACTGGGCCAAGTGAGTGTAGCACCTGTTAGTGGATCAACTGCTCTACTTTCAATTGTAAACACTATTGATAGATTGGCAGTTGAATAATTTCTAACTTCTTCAATGTTGATGCCGCTGGGGATTGCCGCATAGGCTGTAGATGTAAATGTTATTTCATTGAAATAGGTTATCTCAGCTCTGTCAAATGTTGCTCCACTGGGTCTTGAATCAGTGTAGTCTATTAGAGTTGCGGCATAATTGTTTAAGTCATTAAAGCTGTTCATGTGCTGTATATCTCCGTGTTGCCAATACCAGCACCGTATCTAGTATTTGTCATATAATCATTGAGAACATCGCCTGGTTGATTCATTGAGTTTCTCATTTTAAATTCAAGTCGTCCAAGTCCAGTAAAGCCAGCGGCTCTATTGTAGTTGACTTTGACTAGGCAGAATACCAAATCATCCATGGTGTGTGCCGCAGTCCAATTGGGGAATACTGAATAGGCTGGGCTTGATTGTCCCACCATGCCAGTGAGGTTTGTGGGGCTGTTGCTGCCACCATTGTAGAAATATAATTCAACGCAATTTTCAATCTTGGTTGAAACATTGCCGTCATCATCAACAAGTCTAACGGCTCTAACACCATCACCACTCATTGATACTCTATTGCCATTCCAGTATAGTTCTTCAAATGTGATTACACTTGGTGTGCCGCTGATTAAATTGCCTGTCTTTTCACAAATGGTAATGCAATACCACATGGTTAGATTGTCGTTCGTCATTACTGCATCTGTCACAATGCCACCTAGAAAGGCTGTGCCATATACCACAGGTATGGCATGATTGGTGTCTGGATCTACCTGTTCACGCACTCCATAGTCTGGGGTTGTGGCATTCTGTGGCTGTGCTGGCTCTGGTACGGTGTTTTCTTTTTTGGTTGAGTCATTGACTTGATTTACTAGGAAGCCCAATGCAGTTGAACGCACCAATCCACCAACCACACCACTGCTGGTTGCCACATCAAATAGACTGCTGCCTATGTCAATGATATCATCTAGGAAGCTCATGCTTTTGGTGCTCCAAAGTTAAATGTTGCATTCTCTAAGTTGGGCACACGATCCATGCTGATGTCATTGGGATAATATCTCTTTTGACTTTCTGGATTGGTTCTACGTCCAGCAACTTTATTCTGTAATACACTGGCAGCACTGGCACAGGTGATTACCAAGGTGTTTGTGGCTGTTTTACTTGTGTTGTCAAGTTCTTCATTAAGGCTGTAATTGTTCACAAAGCCGCGAAAGCGTCCAAGTGGATTGCCTTCAATGTCTAGGTATGCTCCAGTGGCAGCATCAAATAACGCACGATATACTCTCACTGGTGCTCCTTTAATCTTTGAGTTAACAATTTCACCAATGCTGTTTGTGGGGATGCCACTGATGGTGATAGTCAAGTCTGCATTGCTAACACGGATCTCACTGCTTGAACTGGTGATGCCCATTAACTTGCCAAGCCCTATATATGATTCTTCATTGATGGTAAATGGTGTCAGTCTATCGCTGAATTTTAACACCTGTGCAGAATACGCATCAGTTGGCAGCACACGATACTCATCTATTTGTATTCTCACAAACAAATGACTTTCAACTGCGGCATATGAAGTTAAGTTAATGCTCATACTAGATTCTCAACAAAGGTAAAGTTGCCA